GGAAGCAAGTGGCACTACCCATCGGAGCGAATTTCTTGAACCACAGAACTTCGCCAGACGGTAGTACTGTGCCAGGGGTGCGAGCTGCCAGCAACCAGGGGAGTATACTTGTTCCTTCGAAAAGAAACTCCACCAGTGCCAGAGAGTTGCGGTCAGATGCCTTGGACATGTCCAAAGTATCCATTGTTTCCCAGGACCGAGCCAAGTCTCGGTTGATCATTTGGTCAGTAAAGTTAACATGACCCTTGGTCAGCCTATGCGTCTCAATGGTATCATACATGGCCCTTTTCAGGGCCTGCTGACACCACTGATATTCCGCAGGCTCAAGAGATATTACCCTGGGACCGCGTGAGTCTTTTGGTACAAACTCCAACCGGGATAGTCCGTATTCAGTACGGAACTTTCCGAGCAGAAGATTGTAGTTCTCGGAGAGATCCCTAAGCGTGTAGAAATAAGGGTATGGCCGGAAGCACCGCTCTAATTTCTCAAAGCGATGCTTCAGCGCCCTTTTCTCTGCAACGCTTTCTCCCCCAGCTACGGAGCCGGGCCCATGCTTGGGTCTAAGTTTGGCAGCTGTAAACTTTTTGAAAACGCTGCTAACAAGAGCCTTAGCAAGAGCGAGGTCCATTCTTCCGGCAAAGTCACCAGAAGAAGGAAGAGCAGCATCGACAGCGATAAGCTCCGATGTAGCTTTCCGTAGAGACTCCTCACTATAACCTCTTTCCATCTTGTAGAACCAGTTACAAATCTGCCTGATAAGGCGGATTGCCTGGATCGAAGGTGCGTTCTTCAACTTGCCATCATCATTGAAAATGTGAACAAGCAAACCCTGCAGGAAAGCAGGGAGAGCACTAGTCTTTCGTCTTCGTTTGAAGGCGGTAACGACTAGGGGTCCATTTTCTTTGAGCCCGGCGTCGATTTGACGGCCAAGTGCGGGAAGCGTCTTTGTTAAAAACGCTTCGCCTTCCGCGGCAAGTCTACTGGTGATGGTTTCAACATCACGTGCAAAGGCCGCAGGATGTCCCACAACCTCTACGCAGTCACGGGTCAGGAAGACCGTGAGGACGGAGCAATACCATGTCTTTTCAAGCTTGGGCATATTAGATGTCCTAGGCTATCCATGCTCATGGTACTGTGCAGCTACCCGTTTGACCCTCTGACAAAAGCCAAAAAGAACGCTTCTGTCAACAAGTTTCTGGTATACGCTGCCATATCTTTGGCTAGCGCATCAGAGAGTATACGGTCAGGAATATCGGCCATAACTCGGATATTTGCGGTATGTTGAGTAACATTATCCGCATCCAACTTGGTCAAATCGAATCTGGCAAGGTGCCCCTTTCCGGCATAGGTACCGAACTTACGGACCATATGACCGAATGTGAGGATTAAGGGTTCTTCCGGTGACGCGGTCAACCATGACCGCACCACTTTGTTGTCCACCGAGGAAATATAGGTGAACGTGTGGTTTACCGGAGTACTCTGTCCATCTGCCAGGGTAATGTCTGC